ACCATATTTGACAAACCCAAGCCGCTCCCAGAAGCGCAGCCCAGCCTTATTTTCTGCCATTACCGAGGTCACCACGTAGCCGTACTTATCCAACGCGCCGCCTAAAATCTGTTTTACAAACGGGCGAATACTCGCCCGTGGTTTCTTGCCATACCCAACGTGTAGCTCATTACCTTTTGACAACACCCCGCCAATTACTTCCCCCCGCTCAGTTAAGGGCACTACACCCCAGTCCTTAACTGCCTCAATATACTCTGCAACGCCTATACCTAGCCTATGTTTAACAGACTCATAGATCATGATCAAGGCTCGGTCTTGGGGGGTCATGGCACGATCTTCAGCGCGTAAGTTGTTGTGTCATAGTAAATATCACCAGTCCTGAGCTTGCCAGCACCGAACTCCACGTCCGTTGGACAGCTTATCCGGCGCAGTCCTGTTGCCTGATCAACCTCACTAAAGTTCAACGCGGCTGTTACCGTATTAGCATCTGGGCGGAGTGTCGATGCAGCCGATGGTCCGGCGTTATCTAGCTGGGCAAAGTACTGTCGTAATATGTTGTGTACAGTGTCTACATAGGCCCGGTCGTATTGGACTGGCGCAAACGGTAAAGGTGGGTTTCTTGTGGTTCCTGTGGACATAATTAATTCCTACCGTCAGGCCGCACATCGATACGGGGGACACCCAACTGCCACTGGGTGCCAATACTGTTTGACTCAACTTTGAACGCCATTTGGCGACCGCGCACCCGGCTATACACAATTTCGGTGAACTGCTGCACGTTGTAGGTCGTCTGCCCAGCGTAGCTCTGCGCTGAAGTCACTGTGGGGGACAAGGCTGTCCCGTAGTTTGACCCCGGATTCTGCTTGGGGCGCACTGTAAACTGAACAAATGGTTTATCCGATGTAGAGCCTGAAGTATCTGATCCGTCAAAGGTAATGTCAGGAATAATGCGCCACACAAAGCCGTAGTTGTGCCCATCCTCAATATCGAAGTCCGACGATTGAATATAAGCATTGATCGGGCTTGGTGGGTTAGTACTGCCATCGTCCACCGCCGCTTCGTGGTACACCACAATATTGCCTGAGGTTGCCGCCATAGGAAGCTGGCGCAGCGGGGAGTCCAGCCAAGCCGTACGATCTAACGTACCGTAATACCAGACGCGGTCCAGATAATTAAAGATGACGTAACGATCCACGACAGTCGAGTTCTTGGAGCAATAGTTCCACCACACCTCAGAGAAACCCTCATTGGTGCCAGCGTTGAACTGCGCTTCCTGATCCCGGTTGATGTCGTTGAAGATGAACTGACGCACCGAGCAGGGCAACGTCTCAACCCGGCCTGAGTAGATATAGAACTTATCCACACCCATCCAGTACACGACACCGGCAGCGGTTGCCATTGCGTTGGGAGAGACGATTGATATGTTGTCGGCCAAGAGTGTGAAGCCATATACAAACGGGGGGCCGAGGTACTGCATAGAGTAGATAGACGCATCAGTCCACACCACGATTTCTTGACGAGTCTGGAGCGCGGCTACAATTTCTGAGCCATGTGAGAGACGATAGCTACCCGCTTGGTTTGTGGCTGCTGGAGTCCAGCCTGTATAGCTCTCTTGTTCTGACCAGCGAATAAGCAGTGGGTCTTGCGGTGTGGTGTCATACGCACCATAGTCGTTGCACCCAAAGCAAATCACAATGCGGGAGGTGTCCGACACCATAATCAGGTTTATTTTAGAAGGCACGTCGGCGCCAGAAACCACGGTGCCACGAGTACCATACGCAGGTGTTGCGCCCCCACCCGGTTGCCATAGATAAAAAGCACCACCACGAGGAGAGAACAGCAAGTCTTCACCAAAGTTGGCCTGACTCCACAGACGTAACTGCAAACCAAAACCGGTAGTAAAGCCTGAACCCCACGCGCCGCGTGACCACGGACCCGTACCCCAGCCAGTACCGATGGTGTAGATAGGCAGACCCGTATTGATCTGATAGGCAATTGTAATAGCAGAATTAGACGCAGTGCCTGTTGCGCTTGTGGCTAATGTAACTGTGTAAACAGTGCCGGATGTAACTGTAGCAATCTGGTATTCGCCGTTTACGTTTACACCACCAATTAAATCCGCGCCAGCAATTGTTACAAAATCATCTACTTGCAAGCTATCTGCCGCACTATCTGAAACAGTCAACACCGTGCCACTAGCAGTCAGCGATATAGTGGAAGCATTAATTACAGGTGGTCCAGCGGAGGGGGTGTTACCGTTAATTTCGCGCAGTGGGGTGATATCGTAGTAATCGCCACCGTCTTCCACGTAAAACTTCAGGTTTGTGCCCACACCCATTAGGTTGTACTGCTTTAGTGTTACCCAGTTCCACAACGACCGGCACACACCAAGGAAGGTGTTGTAAGACAGCGCAGCCCAACCGCCGATCTTCTCAGGATAGCCAGAGCGGAAACGTACCTTGTCGCAGTCAAACCAGCCGCCCTCATTAGCGAGTGAAGTTGACTCTCTATTAACGCCCGGCCTGAACTGAAGTTTTTGGAGTGGCATATTACGCCTTCATAATGAACGCGAGCGCGAAATACGGAACGAGGTTAGCGTTAGTGCCTGATGAACCGGCAGAAGCTGTAGTAAACGTATGCTGGTGTGCTCCGGCAGCCCCCGTATTTCCAGTTGGTAAAGATGGTACTGCTTGGCTACCACCTTGACTAAATCCAGTTCCACCAGCGTATTGAGCCGCAACATAAGTATGCTGGTGTGTGCCCGCAGAATCTGTTGTGCCTGTGTGGGTGTGGCTGACAACAATCGCATCTTTGGAGCCGCCGGTTTGAGTCAACGACCCTGTAATGTTTGTTTTTGCTACACCAGCGTCGTCAGAAGTTGCACCAACAATAAACCGGTCTCGTAAATCAGGAGTGCCGCTTGAGCCGTTACAGAGCAACCAACCGGAGGGGATCGTAGCAATCGTACCCGACCACATCATAATCATGCCCGCAACGAACGTAGTTGGGGTTCCCCATACGGGCGCACTGCCCGCGCCTTGAGATATAACGACTTGCCCCGAGGTGCCTGAGGACCCACCAAGTAACAGATCGTCACCCAAAGCGATAGTGCCTGTAATTGTGGTATTCCCACCTACCGACAAGTTGCCAAGCACATGGTTAAACTGCTCAAATACATTGGTACCGTCACAACGCACGAGGACAGATTTGCCCGCAGGGATTGTTGCACCGGTGCCTGCTGCTGTTGTGTTACCCAGAACCGTGCTGGCGTAGATTGTGGCGGCGTAAGCAGAGGCGTTCTCTATGGCGTAGAGTTTAGTTACCGGTGGGACGTAGACGCTGAACGGCGCAGTTGTCGTTGTAGTTAGGGACACCGCCGCGCAGCGGGCTTGGTCAGCCGCACCGTTCTGAGCAGTCAGGGCTTGGTTTGCGCTTATAACGGAGACCGATGCCAAGCCAGAGATTGCGTCCTCGATAATGACTCCGAGGTTGTCGTTGGTGATGGTGCCCCATGTACCGGACTTTTCACCGTTGGCAATGAGTTCGATCCGTAGATCGGGTGAATATGAACTTGGCATCGTCGTTCCTTATTAGGCCAGCATGGTTTCAGCGTGGGTCTTGGCTTCTGCCACCCGGCGCAGCCACCCTTTACCGAACGTCGCAAACGTAGGCAGACTGCGGTAAAACGCTTCCTTTTCTGCACTGAATTTTGCCACTAATTCGCTCTGATTGGCAGCTTTTAATGCCGCCATGGTTTTGGGGCCAATTGCGCCGTCCGGGGTGGAACCAATGGCTTTTTGCATCGTCTTGATCGCCCGACCGGGACCCGCGTTAATAGCGAAGTCAAACATCAGGTAGTCCAGCCCGTCAGGCAGGTCATCAGCCTTGACCGCATCCCAGTACTTCTTCTTGTACATCGGGCCTACGACTTCAGGTGTCAGAGCGCGCATTGCCTTTTCGTCAACAGGGTGGCCTACCCACTCTTCCCAGACGCGCTGAGTTACACCTAGATTGGTTCGGCCTCCGGGGTCTTTTGGATGATTTACGAAACCGCCTTCGTGTTTCAGGATGGCCTTCAAGGCGTCGTCGAAGTTCTCTTTCATTTCTTAGCCTTCATATCAATGATCTTCTCAAGGGTGCGCCCGCCGAAGTAGAACGACATCACGAGCATTCCCCACTGCCCCAGCAGTTCTACAAAGGAGTCGGCAATATCAATTAAGGCTGCGTCAAGAATTGCCAGTACCAGATACGCCACCAGAATGTAAATCAGCGTCAGTGGTCGGATGTTCTTTGACAGCCAGCTATCGCTTGCCATGTCGGCTTGCTGACGCTGGGTCAGGTTATTCTGCTCTGTCTTATATAAGTCTGTGTCATTTGCCATCTTGGCAAGCTCACCATCCTGCGCCATCTTCGCAAGTTCCAGTTGTGCCTTGGCTTTCTGTTCCGGGTCCGGGATCAGCTTATCAATCAGTTTGCCGCCGATACCCAGCAGCGCGTCAAGTCCTAGCATATCAACCTCCTTGTTGGAACATCCATCTCATAAAGTAACCAAAGCCCACAATCAGCACCAGCACCACAGTCACCCCCAGCACGGTCTGCACGGTCTCAAGCTGCTTGGCTTTGGCCCGTCTTTTCTTCATGGCTTCGGCCTTCTCATGCAACCGCTTCTCGGTTTCTGCTTGGCGCAGCGCTTCGGCCTTGGCCTCCCGATCAGCACGTAGCTTACCCATGCGCTGCCAGAACTCATCCCACATCCCTGCTTCTTGGAAGTGGTAGGTAAAAATGTGCTTGATGTCGTCGTAGTACTGCTTGATCTGACGATCAATAATCATCAACTCCATGACGTACTCAGCGTCAGACACATAGTCGGGCACCGGCTCACCCTTGGTAACGGCTGCCTCTTGGGCTACCTTGGCCTCTTCAAGCTGACTGCGCTTGGTCTCGTACTTACCCGCCGCTGAGAAAAACTTGGTGACCCCCGACATCGAATCTGCCAGCGTTTTACCCGACTCCACTGCACCGTTAATCTCATCAAACGCTTCTTTGGCAAGAGCAGCGGCTTCCTTTACTCCGGTAACAACCGCCTTAACCCCTGCAACAGCCAAGCCAATTGTCACTGGATCAATCATTTCTATATCGTATCTATTTTGGTCCAGCCCGGTGGTGCGTCTGTGTCAATCACCACCCAGCCAGAGTTCGTGTTCGAGTTAATTACTTGCCAGTTCACCGTCTGGTTGTCGTCGATCAATTCCCACAATAGGCGCTGAACAATCGAGTCAAACGCTTGGGCAGTCTCTGCCACGACGGCTACGGCAATAATATTATTTACCACAGAAGCAACGGCTGATCCAGTTTCCGATACGAAAGCTACGGCGGTCAGGGTGTTGGCAACCGAGTCAGAGATGTTTGCTGTTTCAGACAGGCTGGCTACTGCGTCTACTGTGTTTGTTGGGGTGTCAGTCAAATCCGCTACTTCAGCACAGACAACGCTTTGTACCGACCCGGCAGAAGTCACGGTTTCAGACACCTGCGCGTATGGGTCAATGTTTGCCACCGCGATAAGCGTATTGGTAACGGCATCCACGCCTTCTAGTATCTCGGCAATGGCTGCGGCGGCATCCAATGTGTTTGTAACCGTATCTGTGCCTTCGGCTGTTTCGGCGATATTGACCGGAATTGTAGCTACACCCACCAAAGAGTCCGCGCCTTGTGCCGTCTCGCTTATGCTGACCGGGATTGTAGATACCCCTGTGACTGCGTCTTGTGCTTGTGCCGTTTCAGAAACGTCAAGGTTCCACGTACGCGGGGTAGGCGTACAAAACGGTACAGCACAGAACGAGCCGTCAGCGAATAGCATTTATAGCTCCGCGTTAAACATTACTTTTGCCGTTCCAGAACCACTACCTTCTAAAAACGTAAATGACCCAGTTGTGGTAGCTGTGCCCCCACCCGTACCACTCCTTAAAGTAAGTAACGCAGCACTCGCCCCGCCAGATGTAATTGTTATGGTTGTCGCAGTGTTTCTAAATATCCCCGGTGAATGAACCGAAAACGTAGATGCAGCAGAAGTAGTAATTATAGGAGTTGTACGTTTCACGACTCTAAAAAACACGCCCGCCTGAACATCAATAGCTGGCCCTGCTACAGGATACCCGCCACCAGAACCTATGTTTTCATTTAAAGCAGAACTAGTTATTTCTTCGTAATACCGCTGACACAACTGCAACTCCGTACCATACGGCCTGTAGTCAAAGCTCGTGGCTGTGCTGCCTTTTTCGAGTTGTACGCCGGTGATGTAGAAGGTTGCGCCGTTGGTTCCGACTACGCTGGTTGCGCCTGTTGCTGAGAATGTGGTTGATGAATTCCAAGCACCAGCCGTTGCACTAAATGTTGATCCAGCGCCAAGGCCAAACTGTACTCGCGCCCCTATGCCGTTTGTAGTCAGCCACGTACCACTCGTATCGCCAGCAATAGTTACTGTCTTTTGTTCCCAAGTATTTGCTGCGCTAATCGTAAACGTAAAAGGGTATGAGCGGTTTTGGGCACTGTTGGACACAGAACCGCCAAAGGTTCCGGTAAGACTTGAACGAACCCAGAATGACAGCGTAACTGTTTGCGCGTTAGCAGAACCCCAACCAAAATCAGAAAGGTTCAGTCCCTCAATACGGTGCTGGATAGCGAAAGCATCACCAGTTAAAACCGAATACGCAGAACTCGATGTAAACCCAAGGTAGTTTATGAATCCTGCGGGTGGCGTTACAGCACCAGCATTTTGCTGAATCGTGCCTTTGCTTGATTGCGTTGCAACGGTAGTCCATCTATCAACAGGAAACACACCATCATTAAAGGTAATGCTCGCCCCAGCATTGCGCTGGTCGATCACCATAGCCCCGTTGATGATGCGGTTCTTAAAGGAATAGTATTGCGCCGTGGAGTCCAGCATTCCTGCTTGTACGGTTGTCAAAGGCATGGTTTATCCCTTCGGGTACTTTGTCTTGACTGCATCAATCGCAGCTTTCCATGCGTCATAGCCGCCGTGGTACAACAGGTCGAATTGGTCAGCAAATGACGGGTACTCTGCTGCGCGTTGGCGCTGGTATTCTGTCTTGGCAATCTCGGAATCGACTGCCGTAGGGTCGTACTCAACCACGTTGTCGTTTGCGTCATAAGCTACATCGCCACGGATGGTGACGATCTGGGGGTAGAGTTTAAATATGAAGTTTGCGCGGTTCATCCTGCGATCTCCATAAGCGTAATAGTTGATGGTTGTTCGCTATTCCAGCAGGTTAAAAAAGCATTGCCTGTGTTTTTATTAAACTGAATTTTGTATGTAGTGCTAGAGGTTGTTGCTGGAGAATCTAAGTATTCATTGTGCATATAACTAGCGTGATCCCTTGAAGCGGCACGTATACTTGTTTGCAAAGTAGTAGCGTCTCTTAATAGCCGAATACCAGCAAGATTCCCGTCTTGACACAGATAACCCACGCTATATAAAACCAAAATTTTACTTGTCGCGCTGGTTGGTGTAATAGACGCAGTAATTCCTGTATCCGAAAATGTATTAGAAGTAGTGCTTGCTTGCGTGTTATATATAGCTTGCACCACCTGCAAAACGCCGCCTGACCCGGCTAGTGCTGTATTAACTGCGCGTGTCATTCGTTACTCCCACATGATGTTAATAGTGCCAGCGTCGAAGGTGTCTGTGCCGTTGGTCGTAGTAATGCGGACTCTGTCTAGAGTTGCAGATAAAGTCTTTTCGCCAGCAATTTGTACGTTGTAGTTATTTCCAAACAACAAACCTGAAGCAACCCATGTGTTACCAGTAATGTTTGTAAACACAATTGATCCGTACACAAGAACAACACCAGCAGCATCGCCTAGTGTTTGAAATCCATTTGTAGGGGCAGCATAAATTATGGCTCCGGAAGATGCCGCAAAAGTGCCACCTGTATACCCTGTGGTTTCTACCCCGCCAGAATCACCTAATTGAAATAAAAAGTTTGCGGTTCCAGATTTGCTAATACCGCTACACATCACCGTAATCCGCTTTGCAGTAGCAGGGATACCCGTGAAGTCAATGCTCGTACCTGAAGTCGATGCGACCGCTGTGCCTGAGACTAATGGGTAGAGATTGCCTGTGGGTACAGCAATAGTTGGGGCAGAGAAAGCACCAGTCAACGCGCCGCCAGTCAACGGCAAAGCACCTGTAAGAGATGTCAGGTTAAAGACTTCGATAACTACCGTATCCCCTGCTGTACAGGGGTTTACCAGTGTGACTGTGGTGCCATCAGTTGCTGTGTAGTCAGCAGGGGCAAGTTGTGAGCCGTTACGGATGACGTTGATGAAGCCTACTTGGTAGCTGCCGCTTGGGGTGAACGTGGTCTGCCCGCCCGTTGCTGTGAACGAAGTCGAAGAGAAGTACGCCGTGTTGCCCGGTGACGATACGCCAATGACTGGCAGGCCCAGATACAGCACCGAGATGTTGTTCGTACCCGCTGGTGGAGCCGGTGAGAATGTCAGGGTTGTGCCGATGACTGAGTACAGGTTCGGGTTCTGCACCACACCGCTAATGGCAACAATGATCGAAGTCGCACTTGCTGGCGCATAGGTCAGCGTAAAAGACGGAGTTGATCCATCACCGCTGAACTGATCGAACGGGAACGCTGCTGTTGTTGGTTGTGCGCCGATGTAGCTCATATGTTACCCAATTAAAAAGCCAGAAAAAGAAGAGTTATCTGACCAGAACACATTTGCACTTACAAAAACACTGACATAATCGCCAGCATTTAGATAGACGGCGGTTGAAACACCACCTGCTTCAAAATTTGCTCCAGTTACGTGTTCGTACCGTGCGTTTAAGTCGCCGCCATTTTTTAGGATGTCCGCATAACCACCAGTCGCCGTACCACCAGAGTGCTGCATAGTAAGATTAAACTGATAATAACCGGCAACGGGGGCAGTGAATCTTCCCGTAGAAGTCGAGTAACAACCTCCCCGATTGTTGTCTACCGTGTCCCATATCACCGTGCCAGCAGAATTAAACTGCAAAGAAGCAGACGCAAAATAAGCTCGAAACGCTGGGTTTTGTGAGGTAACCCGCCCACTCACCGTCAGATTCCCAGATGAGTCCCATGTTGGAGCGCCTGTATCTAATCCTACTGGTGGTATCTTATCTACTGGCATTACTTACTCCGGCTGATCTGCTGGTTCAGGGGCGTTACCTTCTTCAAGCCACTTTAAATACTGCTGGTAATCTGTGTTTGCTGAGTCAAATGGGATGAATGCACCATCTGAAAGGCGCAGCACGTTGTTGTATTCAGTTAGTTTGTACATGATTAAAGCTCGATAGATGCGTTATAGCCAGCGTTTAATGACGAACTTGCGCCACTACTTGCCCCGGTCACATAGTAATCCGCAGTAACGTCTTGAATACTGATTGATTGCCCGTATGTATTAAATGCTTGTGTCAAAGTGGGTGCCGCCCGCATCGTGACCTTAAAGTACGCCGATGAATGAATATAGTTGTCCGTGCTGCGTGGTGTCCCCCATGTTGGGACTCGGTGTTGGTAGTATCGCTGACACAACATCAATTCGCGTCCATAATCACGGTAGTCAAAACTAGTGGCTGTGCTGCCTTTTTCGAGTTGTACGCCGGTAATATCAAAAGTTGCTCCTGCTGTTTGCCCCCAGCCAACCGTTCCACCAAGTCCAGACTTATTAGTTGCAACCAACCAAGACCCGGCAGATGCCAATTGATAGTTGCTACCACTGCCTAAATCAATACGAACAAACATTCCTATGCCGTTGCCATTACCCCAGGCTGTAGTTCCACCTGATGTATCACCAGGGATGGTTATAGATTTCAATTCCCAAGTGTTTGCGGCGTTTATAGTGAAGTTAAATCCGTAACCTCTAGTGTTGTCGCCACTATTGATACAGCCAGAATACAAACCTGCAACGCTAGAACGCGCCCAAAATGTAAATGTGAAAGACGATGCGCCAGCCGAACCTAAACCAAAATCTTCAACATTAAAGCCTTCAATAAGTTGGCCAATAATATAGTAGTCAACGGCATTTCTTGTTCCAGCACTTGACACTGCGTATCGTAGAAATCTTGCAAAACCCGTTGGCCCACCATTTAGTTGCCGAGCCGTAATAGTACCCGGTGAAAAAAATGAAACAAACCGATCAACACCATATCCGCCGTTTGCATTTGCCAGCAATGCACCAGCATTACGCTGATCAATTTCCATTGCGCCGTTGATGATGCGGTTCTTGAAGCCTGTGTACTGGGCAATGCTGGAAAGCTTGTCTGGTGTAACTGCGCTTGCAGCAATCTTTGCCGTTGTAACGCTGCCGTCAGCAATCTTTGCTGTTGTAACAGCACCATCTTGAATTTTGTTTGTGCTAACGCTCAGGTCACCTACACCAAGGCTTTGCAGCGTGGTGCTCAAATAACGCACATAGACGTTGTTCGTCCCGCTCGATGGCGCAGGGGAGATGGTCAGCGTATTGCCTGATACCGAGTAGTTCGGTGGGTATTGCACCACGTTGTTGACCACGACCTGCACGTCGTTGACCGAGTTGACTGCCCGAGACAAAGTGAAGCTCGTCTGTGCGCCCGTACCGTTGAACGAGTCCGTCCCAGCAATGAAGCTCTGTGTCGTTGGAGTTGAGCCAAGATATGACATCAGGTGATCTCCAGATAACTCGCCACGACATCTGCTGACGTAGCGGCGCTGGTCAATACTTTCAACGCATCCGCCGCCTCCAACACCACTTTTTGCTCCCCACCCACAATTACCAAGGAACCGCCAACTGGGACAACCCCCGACTTAATCAGGTAGTAATCCGTGCCGCCCGAAGTGATGTATGCATCTGTTGTAATAGGCGAAGCTGAAGTATTGGCGACTGAAAGCCCAATTAATGTGGTTTGTGTCGCGGACGGGCAGGTATAGACCGTTGACGCTGATGTGCCTACGTTCTTTGCAAAAGAGTTTTTGAATGTATTTGCCATGATTTATCCAAGCGCAATTGCCATTGCAATCGCAGTTCCCGCCGGGTCAAATGGCGGCTCGTTTGCAGCGTTGTAGTACACAGCACGTTCGGACGGATACACCACAAACACATCCTTGGTTCCCGCAGAGAATGTCACCTTGGTCGTACCCCCCGCACTGGAAGAGAGAACCGTGTCCCGGCTTAGTGTTGTGCCGCTGGATGTGTATGTGCCGATGCCCACTTCCCACTCGGAAGTGCCCTGACCAGCGATGGTGTAATAGGTGACGTTGCCGTTGCCAATAGCGGCAAAAGACTGAAAGCCAACGACTGCCCCAGCCAGCGTGATTGTGCCGTTACCGGTTGTAGTCGTTGTCTCTCTAACGCGATCTGCAAGAACAAGTGCCATTAACCACCCCTATTAAGGTGCTTCAAGCGTGAAGGTATACGTCACGTTCAGTGTGTCGCCAGAGGCCAAGATACGGTCGCCGCCTGTAAAGTCACTTGCTGAGAACAGCGTACCGGTGGTGCCGCCCTTGGTGTTGTTTGTGGTCAAAAACGCACCTGCCACAGTTGTCGCACCGTTGATCGAGAAGGACGTTGCAGTCGTTGCAATCACGGACGGGTCAGCCAGCGAAGCCGCACCGAAGGTTACCTGTGGGCGTGTCGCATTGGAGTAGGTTGTGTCTTCAGTCCAGCCACCGTGAGCGGACATCGTATCAGCCGCAGCGAACGTCGTACCAGAACCGGGGCCAGTAATCAGACCCAGATACCAAGCAGCGGTGTAAGCCGAGCCGTCGAAGAAGGTATCGTTCATG